GGACATTCGTTATCGCAGTCGGAGGCTTTCTTTTTCTTTTTGTCCTCGTCATCATGGTAAGCGGCTTCTTCTTTGAAAGAGTGACCTTCATGTGCGGCCATACACTCTTCTTTAGAGTAACCTGCCTCTTGGCAACGACTCATGTATTCGTCATGTGTTTCTTCGGAGGATGGCTTAGGTTCAGCCGCTTCTACTGAATGACCGGTGCAACCACAGCCGCAATCATCGGAATCATCTCCACAGCCCATACTACTTTCGACTACTTCGTCTGTCATATCATCATTGGCCTCTACTTTATTTGTAGACCATTGGCGACAAGACCAGTAACCTGCCTTTGTCCTGTCCTTCTTGTTTGCACAGTCATGGCGGTCACGGAATGCCTTTCGGCGCTTAGGGTCGTCACGCTTAATCTCCATGTTTGGGTCTCCAAATCGAACAATGATAACTCGACCTGCTCCATTCTGTACATAGACAGCGAACTTCTTTGGTCCACCCTTTGTACGGAATGGTTTGTTAAGAGTAACCTTTCGTCCTTGGTACTCCGCGGCACTAAAAGACTCTCCCCAATCTTCATACTCTTCGTCGGCACGAGGGTGTGACTTAGGCAGGAGGTCGTTGTCCTGCTTGTAATTTGGATTGCTTGGTCGTCCGTTTCGCAATAGGTAAAGGAATGCTTTGACACGGGCAACCCCCCAACCGCTTCGGGACATATTAGGAGCGTGTGACCTACTGAAAGCACCAGTACCGCGACGAAAGACTGATTTAAGCATGCCCATAGAGGCTTTGCTACCTTTGTCTTTCTTGTTATGCTCCTCCATTAACTTACGGATACGAGCCTCAGTCTCTTTGCTCATTTTAATAGATTCATTAGGCTTACTAGCCGAGTCCTTTTTATTTTTCTTAGAGCCTTTACGACGCTCATCGGGTTTAGCGGGAGTCTTTCTTTCGTCGTTCTTGTCGGGCTTTCCATATTGTAGAGCCTCGACAACTTCTGTTTCTTCGTTCATAATAATCATTCCTTTTTCTTTCCGGTAACAAAGTCCACTTTGTCTTTAGATTCTTTGTCGTCTACTTTTTTTGATTGGTCGTCAAACCAAGCATCGAGCATAGAGCATCGGGTCATTCTTCATCACCCATTTTATGAATAGGGGACAACTTAACAATAGTCTCTTTATGCTTTTCAACAACATGACTGTGTTCTTGAGCGGCTTTGAGCATTTGTTGTTGGTGCTCTTGTTCGGACTTTTCCATTTCAATTAGATGTTGCTTCTTAAGTCCGTCACGCTGTCGCTCATGTTCCATCTCAACACCCATGTTATCAATCTCAATAGTTTGTTCCGATTCCCACATACGGAGAACGGTAGAAAGAGCAGGGGCGGCAACGCCACCAATAATTGCTATAAGTGCGATAAAGCCATCGAGATTTTCAAGGACTACATCGGGCTTCCATATACCCATGGCGACTACTGCGCCGGAGGCCAATAGCCATAGATAAATAGCCGGTAGTACTGTTTTATTTACCATTCTGTCGTTAAATGTATCGTTTCTTTTAACCATATCATACTCCTCCTTCGTCATTACTTTCTTCGGGCGGTTTGTTTTCTTTGTCACGGGGTAACTCTCCTACATTACTTTCGGAGGATGGCCCCTTATATCGTTGTTTTCCAACGGTGGCCTTTTCAGCCGGTAGGCTTAATTCAAATCTAGCCTCATTGAGTGTGGTTATTCCTGCCTCGAATGCCATAGTAGCACGGCGTGTTTGTTCAAATGGTGATTCTTCATCCATAGGCTCGAACATAACTTTCGGTAGGTCGGAATTGATGTGTGCTATGCCTAAAAGTTCTAAGTGCTTAGAGAATAGGCCCTGCATAGACTGAGCGAGAATCGACTGTAGGCGACGAATTGCCTGCACCGACCACTGACTAGCATTGTATGTAGCGGCGAAGGTCGAACCACGCTCTTGTCCCATACTGACTCTTGGCACATGCAGTACAGATGAGATGTCAGCATTGACTGAATCCATAAAGCCGGAGTTATCGGGGACTGTGTTCTTTAGGTCTACGAACTCCATGTTCACATAGTGGGGGAGGATAGGCACTTGGTCCGAGCGTAGTCCGTCAAGTAGGCTACCCACATTGTCCATAACATAGTTAAGTCTCTCGGCGGCTTCGTCGGGGTCGCTAATGTTCTCTACTGCCTCCGGTCCAATAGTAATGTATTGCTTTGTCAGTGAGTCCTCAAGAGCGATACGATTGTTCATGCTGTTATACTTGGCACGGATTGCTTGTTTAAGAGCGGTGAATCGAGATGCTCCCCAAACCCCGTATGTCCACCGGCCCAAGCGGTCTCTAAACCAGTTGGAGCGGTAGTCAATACGAATGTGTAGGATTTCATCTACAGGGTATGAGAGTGGGTCTCTAGCCTGTTCTCTTAGTAGATATTTGCTAGCCTTTAGAATAGCGTTTTCTTTGTCTGTTTGAGTAGAGCCTGTTCTATCATCCATGATAGTTACTTGAGCAATAGGTAGAGATTGAAGTTCGGTGATACCCACCTTTGTTTTACCGACATATTTTGAGATGTCGTTACCATATACCATGAGGTTACGCATACCATTGATGAGTATATCATCAAAGTCGAGAGTCTCTTCGGTAAGTTCTTTGATAGCCTTTCGGATAGATGCGTTTTTACCACCAATAACTTGATACTTATTTGCAGTAAGGCTAATAGTTCGGACTGCACCGTTTAGTTCGGGGTCATAGTTAAGCATGTCATCATACAAATCGAACTCATTAGTGTGGTCGAATGAACCTCGCAGTCCCTCGGTCTGTTTTACAATCTCATCAATACCTGCGGCCATGACTGCAAAGGGGCTTTTACCCTGCTTACTAGCAGTTGTCCGGATAGGAACAAGTGGTTCTTCTGTAGCGACCACCGTGCGATTTGAAAATGGATTCCACCACGCCATGATTATTCCACATACATAGTCTTATTTGAACATCACTCTTATTTATTAGTGATTTGATTTGATTTGTTATATATTGGCACTAGCCAAATCGAACATATTTGCCACCGGAATTACCACGCCTTGTTGTTTTGGTTGGTTTTTTGCTTTTGGACCAACCACCCATGCTTGTTGTTCTACTAGCCATGGGCATAAAGTCGGAACGCTTGGCTTTGAATTGGTCTATTGCGTGAGCAAACGCCATTACTGTGTCATTATGTTTTCCGACATCAACAATGTTACCGTCTTTCCACACATGGTTTTCCAGTTCATCTAAAAGAATGCCAATTTTTTTCCGCATATCGGCGGATGCGTAGGGAAAAATGATAAGTTCCCGTTCAAACCACACCCTAAGTCTGTTTAGTAGTCCCTGCTTAAGTCCCCTGTTGGATGCTTTGGATTGGCGGTAGTCTATCACTGCCCCCTTTTGTTCAATTACTGTTTCGTATAAACGCTGAAAACCTACATCTTCGGCGGCTACCGGCGCTTTGAACTTATTAGCCCACTCAATAATTACATCAGCCTGTTTTGCAGGGGCAAAATCATTACGCCGCCACATATCTACAAAGTGAATATAGCCGTCAGCATCCTGTCGCAACGCTATTAAAACGGAGTAGTCTTTACCTATACCATGGGCGGGGTCGAAACCGAGAATGAAACGGGAACTATCATCGAGTTGAGCATTGAAACCTCCGTCGGCACTTATGTCTATGTTTTTTCGGATGAGGTGCCTATCGAAGACTTGGGCATCATCATCCACGACCTTACACAGATACTCTTGGGCGAAGGCGAGGTCGTCGTCCATGCTGATTTTTTGTTCCAAGAGAAAAGCGGTAGGTCTAAAGTCGGGCCAAAGTGGCGTTAATTCTACATCGGGATTTGCTCGGTGCTCATCCCAGTTCGGGAACGCCGACCATACGCCGGACTTCCACACCTGCTTGGCCCTCTCGGACAGCATCTCGGTTTGATATAGGTCAGTATGTGACATAGGAGTACCGACACAGAACAGTGATGTTTCGGGGTCAAGCATAGGAGTAATTACTTTCTTGAACCACTCACGCACGGAGTCCATTGTCATGTCCCCCATCTCAGCGAGAACATCGTCAAGTGCTACTACGGCAGGGTGTTCGCCACGGATAGCCGAGCCTACACCGGTTGCTTGAATCCAAGCGCCGTTGGTAAATGAGATTCTTTGCTTGT